GCAACGTTGGCACTTTTTTAAATTTCAAGGTCGATGACAAGGTTTCGTTAGGGACTGGTACCGGAGGCACTTTGCCTGCCGGGACATCGGCCAGCACTGATGTTTTCATCAGGACTTATGTAGCTGCAACCGGTGCAGCAACTTTTGCTGCGACTGCCGGTGGTTCTGAACTGGCTCTTACTAATGACGGCACTGACGGCACCACGCCCTTCACAATCAAGTTTGCTGAATTTCAATCAGTTGGCGACGTTCGTGAATGGAGCTTTGAGGTTACTCGCGAGGAAATCGATGTAACCAGCATTGGTGGAACGCTTGGTCAAAACGCACCATTCCGCAGCTTTATCACTGGCTTCGCTGATGGCACTGGCTCCGCCACTGTTTACACCACAGACGACGACACCACAATTGCAAGTCGTTTGATTGAGGATGTCCTCCAGCGGAATCAAGTGGGCGCGACTTTCAAGCTCTACACAGACTTGATTTTGACTGGGTCGTCGCCAAACGACACCACAAGCCGATCTATTGAGTTTGCGGCTGTGTTGACTTCTGCCAGCTACAGCGTCAACCCAGACGATGCTCAAAGTGTAGAGATTGCATTCCGGCCTTCTGCGGCCCCAACTTTCGACTTCAGCAAGTCCTAAGTTCAGGCAACATATTCTTCAGCCCTTGGCTTGTGCCAGGGGCTTTTTTATGTGTAAGCTGTCAACGAACAGAAATTATCTTTTGTGCCAAGTGCTCTCGATCAGCTAAAGAAAGCGGCCAATTTGCAGCCAGTTAAAAAAGTTGTTCCTCTATCTGATGGTTCAGAGTTTGTGTTTTGGCGTTCCCCATTAACAATGGCGGAGCGTGAACGCGCTCAAAAAGGGACTAACGACGACACGAACGCATTTGCGTTGCAGCTTTTGATTCTTAAAGCGCAAGATGAGGAAGGTAAACGGCTGTTTCAACTAGGCCAAGCAGCAGAACTTAAGAACGATGTTCGGGATGCTGATCTGCAGTCTTTGATGCTTGCCGTGATTGAAGAGGACAGTAAGGAGGTAGCTGACCCAAAAGGTTAAAAGCTGAACTAAAAAAAGATAATTTGTTGCGACTGCAGCTAGGCGTTGCAAAGGAGCTTGGCTACACCTTGGTCAAGCTCAAGCACGAGGTGACAATAGAAGAACTGTTGATTTGGTCGGCTTATTTTGATCTGTTAAACGAAGAGCAACAGGCTGCGATGAAGAAAGCGAAGCGTGGGCGCTAAACTCAAGGCAATGGGTAAGTAGGCATGGCCGTTGTCTCTCGCGTAGAAATTGCTCTTGACTCAACCAAGGCCGCTGCAAACGCGAAAAGTTTTGCAAAGTCAATGGATGGCGTCGCTGGCGCTACTCGCGATGCCAATGGCCGCTTAAGAGACGTAAATGGAAAATTTATAGGCGCTGGCAAAGCTGCGGCCGCTGCTGGAGCTGGGGCAAGAGCTGCAGTGCCTGGGGTCGCTGCATTAGGCACTGCGTTTAAGGCGGCTTTGGGGCCTATTGCAGTTTTCACGACTGCTGCTGGCGCGTTGGCTTCTGCCTTTTCGATTTTATCTAAGCAAGATTTTGCAGAGGCAAAAGTCCGTTCACTTGGGGTAGACAGTGAAGAATTAACCAAACGTTTGTCTGATGTCAGTCGTGAACTTGCTGGTCAGGCGGATGTTGTAGAGCTGACAGGCGCAGCTTATGACGTTGCGTCAGCAGGTTTTACCAATGCAGCAGATGCCGCAAACATATTAAAAGCGGCAAGCCTAGGGGCAACTGGTGGCTTTTCTGACATCAATACGGTTGGCGATGCTGCGACTTCTGTCTTGAATGCTTATGGCTTAGAGGCTGATAAGGCTGGCAAATTAGTTGACGGCTTTATTCAAACTCAGAATGACGGCAAAATTGTCATTGGTGAGTATGCAGCAAATATTGCAAAGGTTGCTCCTGTCGCGGCGGCTTTGGGCGTACCGCTTGAAGAGGTCAACGCTGCTGTCGCTCAAATCACAGCAGGTGGTCAAGGAGCAGAGGTTACATTTACAGCCCTAAAAACTGCTTTTGCTCAGATTGCTGCAGGAAAAGTTGGCAAAGAATTTGAGGGGTTAGGCATTGAAATTAATGCTTCAACGTTAAAAGCTGATGGATTAGCTGGCACACTTGAGAAGATTAAAAAGTCAGGAGCTGATGCTGGCACAGTTATTAAAGCCTTTGGCACAGAAGCAGGCCCGTCAATTTTGGCGTTGCTTAACAACACAGAAAAATATAATCAACTATTAGAAAACCAGAAACAGTCTCAAGGCGCTGCGGCTAAAGCAGCTTTTGAAGCCTCAGACACAATTAATGGTGCTCTCAAACGATTGCAAACAGCGTTTACAAATATCTTTGCTGATCAATCAGAGCTAGGCATCTTGTTAAAAGGTACTTTCCAAGTTGCTGCGGTTACGGTTGAAGTCTTTGGCGCCGCGTTAAAGATATTGTTAGCCCCAATTCGTGGTGTGGTCTCAGGGGTGCAAGCATTTTTTCAAGCACTTTCGCCCTTTAAAGAGAACATTAACCTTGCTTATGAACTAGAGCAAGGCTTCCAGGCAGTCATGAAAGGCGTCAGCATTGCTGCTGATGTAATCACCGGACTTTATTTTAAAATTAGCCAAGGGGCTGCGACTGTTATCGGGGACGTGCTCACTTTAGCCAACAATATTCGTCAAGCTGTAGTTGGCGTTTTTTCTGGGTTAGCTAGCACTATCAAGCAAGTCATGGCGAGCTTGTTTGAGCAACTTCCTGCCCCAATTAAATTTATTATTGAACAGGCAAGCAAAGGGTATCAAGCGGTCGGCAGCTTTTTAGGTCAGGCAGCTTCAGGGGTCGTAAGCCAAGTGTCAGGGACGGTGCAAGAGTTGGCAGCAGTCGGCGGGGCTCTTAATAAATCCAGTCCTGTAACTCCTGCAGCAAGTCAAATTCAACAAACAAATGGACCTCTAGTCAGTCAGGGCGGCGAAGCTGAAAATTTATTAAACAAGCAACTTGAAGCTGGCACAGAACTGAGCAAGCAATTCCAGCGGCAAATTGAATTAAAAGAAGCCAGCACTGATTTACTGCGTCAAGAGTTGCAAATTGAATTTGAACGGCAAGATGCTCTGGCAAAAATTGCAGAAACAGCAGAGCTAGGTCAGCAAGCTGATCTCAACGCATTAGCAAATAAGATTGCGTTGCTTGATACTGAAGAAGCAAGGGCAGAAAATGCAGAGAAGTTAGCAAAGATTCAAGCAAAAGCAGATAAAGATGCTGCTGATGCTGCGCAACGTCGGCTTGAGGCTGACCCTGGTTATCAGATGCAACAGCAGCTTGAAAAGCTTTTAGATACGCAGAATCAAGTTGCTTTTGCAGCTACATCAATGGGCGATGCGTTTGCCAACGCTTTTGGTGATGTCGTTACTGGTGCCAAGTCTGGACAAGAAGCATTAGCAGGGATGTTGAAATCTATTGCCGCTGACTTCTTGGGGATGGCGAAAAAGATCATTGCTCAGCAGTTAACAATGATTTTGTACGGCACGATCATGAAGGCGCTGGGTGTTTCAATGTCTGGTGGTGGTGGTGGCTTTAATGACCCGAATGATTTCAATAGTATTATTCAACTTCCTGAATATGCAGAAGGCGGCGTTGTAAACAAGCCAACTAACGCATTAATCGGTGAAGGTGGCGAGCCTGAGTACGTCATCCCTGAATCCAAAATGCGTGAAAGCATGTCGCGTTATTCGCGCGGTTCACGCGGTGGTGGTGTTATTCCTGACAACCGTGGCGGTTCTGCAAGCGAAGATGGTGGCGCTGCAGTTGCCGCACCAATTGACGTTCGCTACACCGTGGAACGCATCAATAGCGTTGATTATGTAACTGCTGATCAGTTCCAGAGTGGAATGCAAAGTGCAGCGGCACAAGGCGCACAACGCGGAGAACAGAACACGCTAAAACGATTACAGATGAGCGGTAGCACCCGCAAGAGAATCGGCTTATGACAAGTTTTGCCTTTGGCCATGCGCTACGAATAAAGCCTGAGCAAACAGAGCTTTATCGTTTCCAGAACTTTTTTATCGGGAAAGAGATTACGCACTCTGGCTCTGGCTATCAGTTTGTACCGTTTGCTTTTTCGGGCGTCACCGTTAATCGCACAGGTGACGGTTTAGAAGCAACGCTAGTTTTCCCAAATAACAGCTTGGCTCGCAATTGGGGCGTCAGTGCAATTGAAGGCACCTGGGTCATGGAAGTTGACGTGTTGATTATCGAAGACCCTGACCCTGACACAGGTTTATCAACGGCAAACACAATTATTCACACCTACACAGGCCAAGTGACAGGCGGGCAGTGGGACAACACGTCTTTGAATCTGGAGCTGAGTTCGGTATTAGATGCTGTTGGAACGGACGTGCCAAGGCGTTCTTTAACGAATCGGGTTGTGGGCAACTTGCCAATTAGCAATAATGTCCGGCTGCGCTGATCTCATCGGAATGCCGTATCGGCTAGGCGCTGACGGCAGCGATGGCCATATTGATTGCATTCACCTTTGCTACAAGGCTTTAGGCCACATTGGCATTGACCCGCCACCGTTCAAGCAGTCTTGGTACGAAGCGAGCAAATGGGAAGTATCGCGTGATTTATTGAAGTGGGGTTTTCGGGTCAAGAAGCCTGAGTATGATGGGGATATTCTGCTGTTACCACAGCAATCCTGGGCATTCGCAGTCACATGGCAGACGGGAATCTTGTACGTCAACAGGGGAATGGAAAGAGTGCAATGGTCTTCGGCCCGTCAATTTACGACGTACCACTGCTTCCGTACGAAA